GGTCGGACGCCGGGGTGGTGGACATCCCTGTGTGGCAGGCGGTGGAGATCCTCGCCATCTACAGCGGGAAGAAGCACGACCTCGAGGACCGGATACGGATCACCGCCGCCGAGGTACGGGTGACGATGGTCGACGCGTCCGGCTTCATCGACATGCTCGACCACAACTGGCCGCGCAAGGCGATGGCCGAGGCGGCGCCGGACGTGCCCCCGGCCGTCGAGGCGATCTGGGATCAGGAGGAGGACGAGCAGCCGCCGATGTCCTCGAAGCTGATGCGCCGAATCGCGGAGGTCGGGAAGCTGTTCAACACCGCCGACGTCATCACCACCATCTCTCACAGCCACTACCGGTTCGCCATCGGCCCGTACGCCCGAGCCACCTCCGTCATCCCCGAGGCATTCCGCCCCGAGGACCAGGACGACGCCGCCGTCGAAACCCTCGACGACGGCGACGTGCACGAGACCAGCGATGAGACCGGGGTATCGACCCTGCACATCGTGAAGTCCTCGCCGACGAAGGGAGGCTTCTGATGACCGCCACACTGCCGGCCACGGCGACCGCGGAGCTGAAGAGCCTGGTCGGGTCCGAGGACCTGATCGGTGGACTGTGCCAGACCATGGACCCGGACATCTGGCTCGGCGAGTGGTGCGACATCCGCCGCACCTCCGACGAGTCGAGGGCGGAGCGCGCCCGGCACGTCGAGCGGGCGGCACGCCTGTGCCGTGTCTGCCCGGTGCTCGCCGCCTGCTCCCGCCAGCTCGACCTCTTCGAGACGAAGAACCAGCCGGTGACCGGCGTGATGGCGGGCCGCGAGTTCACCCCGCAGATCTCGATCGAGAAGCGGCTGCGCGGACTGTGCCGGAACTGCGGACGGCCGATGGTCGCCCAGATCGCCACGCTCGGCCACCGCCCGCCACTGCCGGACGGGCTCGTCTACGTCGGCGGCCACGGCCGGTGCCAGTCCTGTGCATCGAAGTACCGCGACGGGAAGCTCAAGACCACCACCGAGAAGGAGAAGGCATCATGACCGCCCGCACCGAAGCCGTCCGTCGCCTGTCCGAGGTCATCAAGACCGAGATGGACTGGTCCGACCGGTCCGCCGCCCAGCTCGTCAACGCGATCGCCGACACCCCGGGCATCCTCCCGGCCGACACGGACCCCGTGCCCCCGTCCGGCCGGTTCGCCGGCACCCCGCTCTGGGAACGCGGCGACGGAGTTCCCCCGGTGTCAGCCAGTACCGGTGTCGTCTACGAGCACATCGTCCGTCTCGACCGGGAGACCGAGCTGATGCGCCTGACACCGGCCGCCGCGGAGATCACCGCCCGGCACCTCATCGCCGCCGCCCGTGAAGCCCGGGCGCAGGAAGCCGAGGCCGCCCGCGCCGCAGTGGAGCAGGTGACACCGTGACCACGACCCGATGGCGACTCGAGCGGCACAGCTCGATCGAGGCAACCCCTGGCGACGCCCGCATCATCGTCAGCCCCCTCACCGGGTGGACTACAGATCCGGCCGCCGTCGAGCAGGAACTCCCGGAGCACCTCCCCGGACGGCGGATCACGGCCACCGCCCACACCGTCTGCCGCATCCGGCTGGACGCCGACGGGACCCGAACGATCGAACAGGAGTGGAGAGCATGAGAACGCCAGCACCGTCCCGCCTCATGACCGGCGGCGGCGCGGCCTGGTACGTCAACGCGCCGATCGGTGACGTCCGGAAGGACGGAGCCACCGGCGACGTCATGCTCTTCGGCCACGACATCCAGGGCAACCCGATCCGCATCCGCCTCACCGCCCAGCAGGCCCGACTCCTCGGCCCGGTACTCACCGCCGCCGGCACCTACGACAGGAAGAACCGATGACCGAACTCCCCGACCCCGTCCCCCGCCCCGACACCATCGTCGGCGCCGTCGACTGGAACATCACCGACATCCTCATCACGATCCTCCGCCACCTCTGCGAGGTGATCGCATGACCGACATCACCGACCAGGACAGGAGCGAGGTGCTCCGCGTCCTCGACCAGATGCAGGGCTACGTGGGCAACGCACCCGGATACACCGGCAATCCCCGCGAGTGGCTACGTGACCTCCGCGCTGTCTTCCCCGCCCCGGTCCCGACCCTCGCCGAGGAGCTGCGTGCTCCCATTGGACACAACCAAGAGGGCATCAAATGCATCGCGTTCAGCGTAGGGGAGGTCAAGCGTCTCGCCGGCCGCGCCGAGCAGATCGAGCAGGAGCGGGACGACATTGCGGAGTCGCTGGACCGCCGGGGCCGGGAGCTTGCGGCCGTAACCCTCCACCGGGACAAGGCACTGGCGGAGGTGAAGCGCCTGACCGCCGAGCGGCAGGAGGAGACCATGCGCCGCATGGACGAGCAGTATGCGGACCTCCCCGTGCGTGACCGTGACTGGCTCGACAAGAACGGATTCCCGGACCCCGCTGACGTGATCGCAGGAGAGCCGTGGCTCGTGGAGGTGGAGGGTAAGACCGTCGCAGCATTACGCCTGCATAGCACCAGTGAACGGCAGTGGATCGTCCCGATCCACATCCGAGGCGCTGGCCTACCGTTCCACTGGGTCAGTGACGACGCCGTCCGCCTCGTCGCCCGTCTCGTGCCGGAGGCGGAGTCATGAGCATCAAGGCCAAGGCGGTCCGGGTCGTCAACGAGACCTACGCCGACGAGTACGTGGCTCCGCACATGACCCCACTCAAGGTCGTGCAGGCTCTCGTGGACGCCGGACTCCTAGCACCAGAGATCCGAGAGCCGTACGCCAAAGGAATGACCTCAGGTCCCCGCAGCATCGGAGACATCGACCACCCCGAGGAGCCCTTCGCACTCTTCGAAGTGTGGGGCCACCCGGATGGTGCCGCCGCCTACGGAGATCGCGTGGAGATCACCCACACCATCGTCCCCGACCGGCGCGGCTACACCCCGAGGCAAGCCCGCGACCTCGCCGCCGCACTCTTCTCCGCCGCCGCCTTCGCAGAAGAACAGGAGACCCAGAATGACTGACCCGAAGACCTACCGCAAGAAGCCCGTCACCGTCCAAGCAATGCAGCTCCCCGACCCCGGCCCCAGGTCCGGGGCAGCAGTACACGCTGTCACCTCATGGATGGAGAGCAACGGCTACCCCTTCCTCATCGGCAACTACCTCGACCCCGACAGTCTCCGCTACACCCGCGACCCAGACGACGAAGAGCGGCCCACCAAGGGCATCTACATCGACCCCGCTGACGGGGCCCTGATGGTTCGCACCCTCGAAGGCGACATGCGCGCCACCCCCGGCGACTGGATCATCCAAGGCGTCCGGGGCGAGATGTACGCGTGTGCCCCCGACATCTTCGCGGAGACCTACGAGGCGGTGGAGTGATGTGGCCGGTCCACCGACACCAGTGGACCAGGTGGAAGCTGATCGGCTACACCTTCCAGCGCCGCCAGTGCCGGACCTGCGGGAAGTACCAGGACCGCATCATAGGGAAGCACTGATGACCACCCGGCGCGCCGGGTGTCGGGACCCGTGACCGAGACAGATCCCCGGCGCGCCGGGGGACTTGATGATGACCGTGACGATGAGATCAGGAGCAGAGAGACGATGATGACCATGACTGCCGCCAGCGTGTTGGCGACGCCCCGGTCCGGGAGCCGAGTCGGATGACGTGGCAGCGGTATGGCGACACCATCAACAGCGCCCCTGAGTTCATGAAGGCGGCGGAGATCGCGGCCGGCCAGATGGATCCGCGTCTCGAGGCGGAGCTGAAGGGGTGGACGCTGACGCTGTTCACCCATTGCGCTGCGGAGAAGGACGACTACGTCGTCTCCCGTGCGGCCGCGGTGAAGATGATCGGCATGGGTGAGGTGGAGCGGGTCGTGGATCTGCTCAAGCGTGTCGGCGTGATCGTCGATGAGACGACCGACGAGGACGGCCAGCGGGTTTACCGGCTGGTCAAGCGCGCCTCGTTCATCCACCTGATGACGCAGACGGACAAGAAGATGGAGGCCAAGAGGAAGAAGGACCGTAACGACGCGAAGCTGGTCGTCCCGGTGCTCATGCGCGACGGCAGCACCTGCCGGTACTGCGGTGACACGGTGAGCTGGGGAGACCACAAGCACGACGGCGGTGGCACTTACGATCACCGGGAGCCGGATCAGAAGACCACGACGGAGAACTACGTCGTGTGCTGTCGCGGGTGCAATCGCCTGCGTGCTGACTTCGAGCACCCGGACGATGAGCTGCCACTGCTCGACCCGCCCGAGAAGCCGTACTACGACGCGAAGCTTCTGACGAAGATCCGCCAGTGGCCCGAGAGGGTCGCTGGTGTCGCCCACGCCATGGGGATCCCGAATCCGTGCAAGGATGAGGTCGAGCCCCACGGCACCCCGCGCTCGGCGCAAGCCGACGCTGTTGAGTCCGCGATGTCCGCGGGACCCGACCCGGAACCTTCCGCTAGGCCAGTGGAAGTTGATCCGCAGACCGACCGCCGGCAGCCAGCCGGCGGGGCACGGTCCGCTAACGGTCAGGGACCCCGGTCGCAGGATTCCAGCGCTGCGGGGCAGGGCGGCGGAGGTGGTCGCAAGCGCCGTCGGCGCAAGCGCCACTGAACGCGGTACCGGCGCTCGGGGTCCGGGACGACGTCACCGTCACGCATGACGGTGGCGCCTTCGGCATACCCGATCTGCTCTGTGTACCTCTCTCGTGTCTCCCAGAATTCTCCCGGGAACATGAGGGGGTCGGTGTCTTGGGGCGGGTCGGGCCGGGACGGGTCGGGTCGGGCAAGCAGTAGCAGTACCCCCTACTACCTAGGGGTTCAGGGAAGTCAGTGAAGAGGAAGGGAAGGTGAGGTCTGATGTTGGATGAGGTTGAGGTGGAGGTTCTGGTCTCTGCTCTGCGGGATCTGGTGAGGGTGTCTCCTCTGCTGGATGATCTGGTGGAGCCGGCGACGCCTGCGTCGGGGTCGAGTGCTGGGGTGACTGCGTCTGCTCCTGGTCCTCGGGAGCCGGTGCGTGGTCACGCGTTCGATGTGCAGTGGCGGGCGTGGGACACGCTGCGTGCGTGGGCGCCGGCGGTGACTGAGTCCGGGGAGCGGCGTGGTCCTGTCGGGGATCGGTGTCGGGTCGGGGTGTGGGCGGCGTGGTTGCTGTCGCACGTGGATCTGGTCGTGGTCCGGGAGGACGCGGGGAAGGCGGTGTCGGAGATCGGGGCGGTGGCTCGTGAGGTGTTGGATCTGGTGGAGCCGCCGATGACGGAGCGGGAGCAGCGGCGGCTGGCTGGTGTGCCGGAGCGGGATGCGTCTGTCGAGTGGGGTAGTGAGCTCACGTTGTCGAGGGCGCTGCCGTTCGTGCGGCCGGACCTGTCGGCCAGTGCCAAGGCGATCAGGACGTGGGCGGATCATGGTGAGGTCCGGTCGATGGTGATGCCTGACGGGACTCGACGGGTGTCGCTGACGGATGTGATCGGTATGGCCGAGGGCAAGGACGCGAGGGTGGCGGAGTCTCGTCGGGTCGAGGGGAGCGGAAGCGCGTGACCTGCGTGTCCCTGATGGTGTGATATGCTTCGCATCAGGCGAGCGCTGCACCCGGTATACGGTCCGGGTCCAGCGCTCTTGTCGTGTCCGGGAGGTGGTCGGTGTGCCGCGTGCTGGGCGTCCGTGCTCGGAGCCTGGGTGTCCGGAGGTCGCTGGTCCTCGTGGCCGGTGCCGGGCGCACCAGGCAGTCCGGGAGCGACTCGAGAAGTCGACGGTCCCGACGAAGGTGTCGGGGCGCCGGTCTTCGGAGCAGCGTCGTCGGGCGGCCGTCGTCCGCCGGCATCGTGCCGAGCGTGGTGGATGGTGCCCCGGATGGGGTCGTCCTCCGCACCGGTCGGAGGATCTCACCGCCGATCATGTCGTGGCCCAGGCCGACGGCGGGTCGGCGGACGGTGCCCTCGTGGTGCTGTGCCGGTCGTGCAACTCCCGGAAGAACGCGGAGGTCCGCCGCCGAGGTCGTCGGCCCGGAGGCTCGCCGGTCGGCCGGTGACGGTCTCCGGGGCCGGGGTAGCGGTAGTGAAGCCGGTGGGGTAGCAGGTCCGATATCGAACGGTGTTCGATCGAACGGGCGTTCGAGTAGCGCGTGTGCTGCACGGCACCCAGGGGAGTACCCCGAGCGAACGAATCACGCCTGGCCGTGACGGAGGTCCCTAAAAGGTGCGCAGGGTTCAAAAAATGCAGGTAGGAGGTGGTTTTTGTGGGTTCTGGCGGCGCTCGAAATCGCTCCGGTCCGGCCCCCGATCCGGCGTCGAAACGCTCCGATTCGCGGGGTCTGGACGACATTCAGCGACTCCTCCCGGCCTCTGGCTGTTCGATTAAGGCCCCGGCCTGGCCGATGCCGAAGGGCACCGTCCGGGAGAAATCCCTGTGGAAGAAGCTCTGGACCTACCCGCAGGCCATCGCCTGGGCTGACGAGTCCTGGCGGTGGCTCACCATCGCCAACTACGTCCGCTGGCAGGTGAAGTCCGAAGCGCCGGACGCCACACCCTCGGTGATGACCCAGGTCAACCGGCTCGCCGACTCCATCGGCCTGTCCCCGGCAGGCCTGCGGGAGAACGGCTGGAAGATCATCGACGACGAACCCGACACCGACGACGGCGGAGAGGACCAGGGCGCCGCCCGTGAACAGCGGAAGCGCCGGATGAAGGTGGTCCCCGATGCCGGCTGACCAGACCGCGGAATTCCCGACCCTCGGCGACCTCTGGGAAGCCTGGGTCCGGGCGCACTGCCTGGTCCCCGACGGCTTCCACCGCGGTGACCCGCTGATCTGGACCGACTGGCAGTTCTGGGTCGCCAGCAAGTTCGGCGAGATCCGCGCCGGGCTGAAATGGGACGGGACGCCGCTGAGGAACCAGGCATTCCGGTACCGCCGCGAGCAGGTCGTCGGACCGCAGAAGACAGGGAAGGGGCCGTGGGCGGCGTCCATGGTCCTCCTGCAGGCCGTCGGCCCGTGCGAGTTCGACGGCTGGGCGCACGAGGGCGAGGTGTACCGGTGCTCGGACAACGGATGCCGGTGCGGCTGGACCTACCAGTACCTGCCCGGCGAGCCGAAAGGCCGGCGGCATCCGTCGCCGCTGATCCAGATGACAGCGAGCAGCGAGGACCAGGTGGAGAACACCTACCGTCCGCTGCGCTCGATGATCACCATGGGGCCGCTGCGGTGGCTTCTCGCCGACCGCGACACCTTCGTCCGCATCCTCGGCAATCTCGGCGGGGACGCCGCCGACCGCATCGACATGGTCACCGCGAACGCGAACAGCCGCGTCGGCCAGCCCGTGTCCTTCGTCCTCCAGGACGAGACCGGGCTGTGGAACGCGAGCAACCGGCTGATGGCGGTCGCGGACAACCAGCGCCGTGGCCTCGCCGGCATGGGCGGCCGCTCCATCGAGACGACGAACGCCTGGAACGCCGCCGAGGCGTCCGTCGCGCAGACCACCTTCGAGACCGCACCGGACGATGTCTACCGCTACTTCCAGCGCCCGCCGAAGAGCTGGCGGTGGGAGAGCGCCGAGGACCGGCGCCGAATCCTCGAGTACGTGTACAAGGGCAGCCCCTGGGTGGACCTCGACTCCGTCGAAGCGGAAGCCATCGAACTGTCCAAGCGTGACCCAGACCAGGCGAAGCGCTTCTTCGGGAACATCGTGACCTACGGCCAGGGCGGCTGGCTGCCCGGCAGTGAATGGGAGGCGGCGTATGCAGGAGTGGCTGAGCAACCCTGACGACGGCGAGGCGATCTGCCTCGGCTTCGACGGATCGGACTCCGACGACTGGACTGCCCTGCGGGCCGAGACCATCGACGGCTTCGCCTTCACCCCCCGCTACGGGCCCGACCGGCGCCCCGCGATCTGGAATCCGGCCGAGTGGGGCGGCACCGTGCCCCGCGGCGAGGTCCGCGCCGCCGTCGACGAGGCGTTCACCCGCTGGAAGGTCAAGCGGATGTACTGCGACCCGCCGGACTGGCGGACGGAGATCGGGGAGTGGGCGCTCGCCTACGGCTCCGAGCACGTCCTCGAGTGGCCGACATACCGCATCAAGCAGATGTACGCGGCCCTGTCGCGGTTCACCGTGGACCTGGCGTCCGGCCGCATCAGCCACGACGGCTGCCCGCTGACCGCCCTCGCGGTGGCCAACGCTCGCCGCATCGCCAAGCCGGGGCAGATGTACATCCTCGGCAAGCCGTCACAGACCCAGAAGATCGACCCCGCGATGTCCATGGTCCTCGCGCACGAGGCGTCCATGGACGCCCACGCGAAGGGCTGGAGCCAGGCCGTCGACCACACCGTCATCGTGTTCTCCTGAGAGGAGGCCAATCCGTGGAACTCACCCAGGACGAGACCAAGCTGATGCACCGCCTGTTCACCCGCATCCAGCGGCAGAAGCCGAAGGACCGCAAGAACTGGCTCTACTACCGGGGCCTGCAGAACATCGGCAACCTCGGCATCTCCGTCCCCCCGGACGTCCAGCCGTTCGCCTTCCCCCTGAACTGGTGCCGAACCTACGTCGACGTCCTCGAAGAGCGCATGGACGTCCGCCTGATCCTGCGCCAGGGCACCGGCGTGGAGGACGAGGAGCTCCGCCACGACTGGGAAGCTAACGACCTCGACACCGAAGCACAGCTCGCGCACAAGGACCTCCTCATCTACGGCCGCGCCTTCGTCTCCGTCGCCGCCGACCCCGCCGGTGGCCGGCCGCGGATCCGGGTCGAGTCGCCCCGCGACATGGCCGCCGAGGTCGACAACCTCACCCGCGCGATGGTCGGTGCTCTCCGCCTCTACAGGGACGAGACCGGCCGCGCCGAGCACATGACCCTCTACCTCCCGGACTCCACGGTCCTCATCGACCGGAACGCCGGAAAGTGGGAGGCCGTCACCCGCATCAAGCACGACCTCGGCCGCGTCCCGGTCGTGATGATGCTCAACCGGCGGCAGACCGGACGGTGGACAGGCGAATCCCAGATGTCGGATCTCCTCCCGCTCGTGGACATGGGCGGCCGGGTCATGCTGCAGCTGCAGCTCGCCATGGAGACCATCGCCACCCCGCAGAAGATCGCGAGCGGCCTCAAACGCGAGGACTTCGTGGACCAGAACGGCAAGCCGATCAAGGACATCTGGGAGACCTACCTCGGCGCCGTCTGGGCACTGTCCGACCCCAACGCGAAGGTCACGCAGCTGCCCGCCGCGTCCCTGTCGAACTTCCACGACACGATCAGGATGCTCTCCGAGCAGGCGTCCACGGTCACCGGCCTGCCGGTCCGGATGATGGGGCAGTCCTCGGCAAACCCGCCGGCAGAGGGTGCGATCCGGGCCGACGAATCCCGCCTGACCCGCCAGGTCGAGCGCATCAACACCGTCGCCGGCGCCGGATGGGCCTGGGCCCTCGGCATCGCCGAGCGGATCCGCACCCGAGCCTGGGACGCCGACGGCCTGATCCGCCTCGAGTGGCACAACCCCGGCACCCCCACCGTCGCCCAGCGCGCCGACTACATCCAGAAGCTCACCGGCGGCATGCCGGTGCTCTCCCAGCGCGGCGGCATGAACGAGATCGGATGGTCCCAGCCCCGCATCGACCAGGAGATGGCGTGGATGGCCGGAGAAGCCGACGACCTCGCAGGACGGGACCCCGATCCCGTCGAATCGAAGATGGTGAGAAAGGGGGTGTGACCCCGTGGCCACGACAGTCGACCAGGCACGCTCCGCGCAGATCGCCGCGATGCCCCCGCTGGCCCGGACAGCAGCCCTCGTCCGCTCCGACATCACCGCCGAGACCATCCGCGCCGTCAAGAAACTGTGGACCGGCCACGGCGTCATGCACCCGCACGTCTGGATGGGCTACTACGGCGACCATTTCTACCGCCAGGTGGCCACCGCCCAACTCGAAGCCGCCACCGTCGCCACCCTCACCGTCGACCCGCTCCTCGAAGAGCAGGGCTACACCGGCGGCGAGGACATCAACCTCGCCCCCGAGTCCCTCGCAGGAATCGACGGCACCGGACGCGACGACCTCGGACTCGCCTACGCCGCCAGCCTCCCGGTCGCCGCAGCCCTCGACACCGACCTCCCCGCACCGGAGACCTACGCCCTGTGGGCCCGCGCTGGGCAGACCCTGCTCCTCGCCACCCACACCGCGGTCCTCGACGCCTCCCGCGTCGCCAAGGGCGTCCAGATCACCAGCCGGGACAACGCCGGCTGGATCCGAATGGTCCGCCCACCGTGCTGCTCCCGCTGCGCGATCCTCGCCGGCCGCATCTACGACGGCGGCGGCGCGTTCAAGCGCCACCCGAACTGCGACTGCGACGCAGTCCCGGTCCACGACTACCTCAACCGGCACAACGACCCATCCCTCGACGGCTGGGTGTTCGACACCCGCGAGTACTTCCACTCCCTCCCGGAAGCCCAGCAGAACAAGATCTTCACCAAGGCCGGGGCGGAAGCGATCCGCGACGGCGCAGACCCCGCGCAGGTCGTCAACGCCCGCCGCGGAATGGCCTCCGCCGTTGACCGGTTCGGAACCACCCGCAAGGTCACCTACGAGTCCACCAC